CATTCATTCCAGTCGTTTGTGGTAATAATACCTTTTAATATCAGTTGTGTTTTAAGTAACTGATTAAACATATCACTGAATCTTTTTCTAAGTCTATCAATAAATTTCTTAAATTTAATCTCATCCCTAGTGATTTCTGTACTTCTACCCAAAGTAAACTGATTTTCTTGTTCTAAACGATCAGTTGGAACATTAAGTGATTTATATAATTTTTTCTGGAAATATATAATATCATCTATTTGTCCTAAGTTTTCGCCGCCTGGTAGCGTAGTGATTTCAGTACCTCTTCCACCTTCTCGTCTTGGTAAGAAGAAATCTTCTAACATACTCATATGTTTTCGATCATCTTTGATATCACCAGTCTTAGCATCATATACCAATTTGTTTCTATATTGATTCATAATACCTTTGAGGTATTCTTCTGCCTTACCCTTAGGTAAGTTACCAACGTCAATATAAAAGATTCTTCGTTCTGGCGCTCTACTAATTCTGTAGATAACCAATGAATCTTCCATCATGCGAAGTTGGTTGACAGGTTTAATTGCTTTATGCAAATAAGAGAGTATTCTCTTTCTTTGTGGATCCAACATACCAGAAGTCGCATAACATATAGCGTCTGGATGTATCTTTAATCCTTGGCCAGCACTATTCATTTTAGTGTCTTGGAATAAAAAGTACTCTTCCTGTTTCTTAATAATTTTTGCCCCAGTTTTAGGGTCTTGTTCTTCTTCGATTTCTTTGACTTTTCTTAATTTAGTAGGGTCAATATATCTTAATTCTTTAATACCATTTTTTGGTGATTTATCATCAATAATAATATGATAAGGTAGTCTTCCATCAATATACCACTTTCTGAATATATCATGCGCATATGAATTAAAATTAAGTAACCTTAAGATTGTTTCAAATTCATTCTTAATTGATTCTTTAATCTTATCAGAAATTTCTAATTGATCAAGAATTAGGTTAACAGGAGCCTCATCATTATCTCCTACAATAGATTCGTTAATAATATCTTCAATCGCAGCATCACACTCTGGTTGAGATGCAATATCACGATACTTAAAAATTAAATCAACTTCATTCTTGGCTTTATCACCATCTAAATCAAGATACGCACCAAAGTGTCCGCCAGTTGTAATTACACCACTGCCGTCTTCATCAGTATTAGGTACAAATGAAGGCCTGATAGGTTCTTCACTACCTTTTCGTTTTATTTCAAAACCAAAAAAATCTGCCATATTCTTTTTCCTCAAATAATATCAGGAGGGGAACTAAATCCCCTCCATCTATTACTATTTATACATCAAATTAAGATGTAGTATCAGACTCCCAATATTGAACTTGTAGTTCAACAGTAAACTCCTCAATTGTATTCTCACTATCGTAAGATAGTTCGATTGCACTTAGATTTGTTGGGAAAGTTCCACGGATATCATACTTCTTAGTGACTTCTCCAGCTTTATTTAATTGTTCAACAATCATGTCTGCTTGATAATCAGTAGGATTAGATAGTCCAGTGTTTTCGTTATGGTTATTGATACCATTCATCCATCTTTCGAATGCGCCACGAACCGTAAAGTCAACATCATTAATAATGGTAATTGACCATGGCTCAAAGGTTCTATCACCTGCAATCTGTAATTGTCTACCACGGAAAGGTACCATGATAGGTGAAATTACTGATGCTGGCATCTGAGCCCCTTTACATAAGAAAGAAGTTAGTTCGACATTGCCTTGTGCATAACTTGGAAAGTTAGTAGTAACTTTGAACATGTTAGCACGAGCGCCACCGCCAACCAATTTTGATTTAAAATCGTCTACGCCTAAAATTGCCATTTTCTATTCTCCCTTATACGCCAGAGATTTCAGAGAAATCTACGCCGGTTCTTGTTGCCACAAAGTTAAGAGTGATGAAGTTAATAGACCTTGCCGGCTTGATAAAAATATCAGCCACAAAACTATTAGCATCAATTACTTGACCTGTGTTGTTAGTTTCATCACATACAACAGCAAATTCTGTTACACCCCTACGTCCTTTTACATCACGTAAGAATGGCTCAACCAAGTTTCTGAATTGTGCACGAGTAAACTCGTCATTAAATTCAAATAACTGTGCTTCAGCAGCTGTTGAAATTGCTTTTTCCAATACAATAAATAATCTTCTTACATTGATTCTATCGAAAGCAGATGGTCTCTTAAGCAAAGTTTTATCACCAAATAGTACAGTACCTTGTCCAGGCAAAGATACGATTGGGTTAATTCTACCTTTATAAAGAGTGTCTCTATTAGCTTTAGTAGGGTTAAATGCCAACTTAGTGATACCGAGTAATTGACCTCTGTTCACACCAGCAGGTGAGAACCAAGCATCAGCTACATTATCAGTATTAGCACATAAACCTGCCTGATGACCGGCTGCACCAATCCAACGATATACATCGTTATACTTATCATATACATAAACCGCAGTAGAATCTACAGCAGCATATGAGGATGATGTAAGAGCAGTACCTGACGCATTCACCCATGTGTTAACCGAAGTTGCTGGATCAGCAGCATCTCTGGAATCTTCAACAGGCGGTGAGACAAATGCCATACAATCTTTTCGATTTTTAGCAATTGTGATTAATTTTTCAGCAATTACTTTACTATTCTGAGCATCTGGATATGCAAAAAGTAAATTCACATCTACTGTTTCTGCATCTGCAAACAATTCCAAACCAGTCTGAATCTCTCCAGGTGTTACGTTTTGGTTATCATCTGTACCGCCAGATAGCGAGTTAGTAATAGCAGCAGTTACGGTTGTATATGTAGTAGTGCCTGAAATAGCATTACCAGCATCTGTCAACCCTGTAGGAGCCGCCAAAAATCTAATATAATCAGATCTTGCATTAATTACATCTGCATAGTAGTTAGAACTACCATCAGAATTTTTAGCATCTGAACCCTGTGATAAGAATTCAAATGTTTCTAGGATTGTGCCCTCTTTACCAGACCACGCACCATCTTGGTCGATTACGACTATGTGAAGTTCATCTGCAGCACTACTTTTACCTAGTTCATCAGCGTAGTCAGAAGTGTCAGGAGCGGCACTAAATTCACCAGCATATGCCCAACCAGTAAATGCCGTAGCATTTGCAGGACAGACCGATACCTGTAAACTATTACCTAAATCACCTGGGTATTTCGCTACCCAAGCCCCTTCACTCGTACTACCTAAATTGAGTGCTTCATAATCAGTTTCATTTCCCACAAAGAGTCCACCACCAGCAACTGTAGCATTATCATGCCCAGATTTGGCTCGAACTACCTTGAGAGCGCCACCATACTTCAAAAATGATGCCGCCGTGAGGAAATATTTATACGTATGGGTATCGGGTGTGCCGAATGTAGCTGCTAGTTCTTTCTCCGAAGTTACAGTTACAATCTCACCTACCGGTCCCCAATTGAATGACCCAGCTGTTCCGCCAATAGAACTTGATACTGCAGGTACTACACCTGTTGCGTCAATTTCTTTTACCTGAACTCCTGGTGATACTTGAAATGCCATCGCTTTATCCTCTCATTGAGTTAGTTAATATGTTGTTCATTATACGAATTTTCACTATTATTATTTATAAATAACCACATCCTAACGAAGTAACTTATCGAATGCATCGCCTTCGAACCACAAGTTATCATCACCAAGCATCTTCTCACCCTTAGGAGCTTCTTCCGTATCAGGTATAAACCCAAATGGTAACATATCATCTTGTATTGCTGCTAATCGTTCTCTATACAACATATCTTTCATATTAATATCTGAAATACCTTCAAATATATCAGTAGTAATGAACCATGCAAACATTACTAAATTCATCATTAAATCATCATGGTTAGGTGCAATAGCACAATATGAATTACCTTTACTTACAAAGGTACTCATTTCTACTATGGTATTCGCATCTTTAATTAAAATCTTCTTCTGTTCTATTAAATCCTTT